AAAGTCTCTGATGATATACTCTCTTGTGAGATATTACGTTGAGAGAGAACAAAATATTCTGATAGTCGTTCCGACGACTTCGCTTGTAGAGCAAATGTATAAAGACTTTGCAGACTATGGTTGGGACGTAGGTTCATTTTGTCACAAAATTTACGCGGGAAAAGAAAGAGAGACTGACTCGCAGGTGATTATCACCACCTGGCAGTCCATCTACAAACTCCCTCGCAAATATTTTTCAAGATTTAATGTGGTCGTTGGAGATGAAGCACACCAGTTCAAGTCTAAGTCTTTAATATCTATAATGTCTAAACTTGCAGATTGTAAGTATAGATTTGGATTCACTGGAACACTTGACGGCACACAAACTCATAAATGGGTGTTAGAAGGATTGTTTGGTCCTTCTTACAAAATCATCAGAACAGAAGAACTGATGAAGAAAGGACATGTTGCCAAATTAGACATCAACGTGCTTTTATTGAAACACCCTGCACATAGATTTGAAAATTTTGAAGAAGAAGTTCAGTACATTATCAATCATGACAGACGAAACAAGTTTATACGTAACCTTGCCCTTGATCTTAAAGGTAATACACTCATATTATTTTCCCGTGTTGAGGGGCACGGACAACCCCTTTACGATTTGATAAATAATTCAAAGGCAGATGAACGTCATGTCTTCTTTGTTCATGGTGGAGTGGCAACAGAAGATAGAGAAAAAGTAAGGGAGATTACAGAGAGAGAAAACAATGCGATTATCGTCGCTTCATACGGAACGTTCTCTACTGGTATTAACATTAAGAATCTCCACAATGTTATTTTTGCTTCTCCTTCAAAGTCCAGAATTAGAAATCTGCAAAGTATTGGAAGAGTCCTCAGAAAAGGCAATAACAAGACAAAAGCAACTTTATATGATATTGCTGACGACATTTCCTACAAGTCTAGGAGAAATTACACCCTTAATCATCTAATAGAAAGAATCAAAGTTTATAACGAAGAAAATTTTAACTATGATATTGTAAACATACCGCTAAAAAACTAATGGGAGACGAATTCTACGCAATTATAAAACTTACATCTGGTGAAGAAATAATATCATTGGTCTCTGTTGACGACAATGACGGAGATCCATTGCTTCTATTGCAAAACCCAATTACGATGAAAGTTTATAATACTCATCACGGAATGCATATCAAAGTCAAGTCTTGGATTGAAATGTCTTCTGATGATATCTTTATTATAAAACCTGATAGGATTATTACTATGACTGAAACTACTGATGAAAGAATAATTGATATTTACAATAATTATGTTGATGATGACGATGATAGTGATATAAGCGTTTATAACCCTTCTAACGATAATAAGTCAGGTTCTACTAGACCTTCTAGAAAGATGGGATATATCTCATCGGTAGAGTCTGCTAGAAAGAAACTAGAAGATATATTTAATAACTCAATAGAAAGCTAGAGCTGACTCTTCAACCCGGACAAAGGTAGTCTACACATGATTTCCAATGTTGTCAAGTCCCCAAAGTATGGTATAATAATAACAACTTATATTACACAGAGTCCGATGTTATGCCCAAAAAGAAGACAGAACATTATGTAAATAACAAGGAATTGTTGGAGGCAATGATTAACTACCGCATACGGGTAGAAAAATCATACAAAAAGATTTTTGATAGAGATCTCACTGAGCAACCAAAACAAGAAAGAGCAAAGCAGTGGGAAGGTAAACCACCAATTCCAAATTATCTTGGCGAATGTTTTCTTAAAATCGCAACGCACCTCTCATATAAACCCAACTTTGTAAACTACATGTTCAGAGAAGATATGATCTCTGATGGTATTGAGAACTGCGTTCAGTATATTCATAACTTTGATCCAGAGAAATCTAAGAATCCTTTTGCTTATTTTACTCAGATCATTCATTATGCTTTTCTCCGCAGAATCCAAAAGGAGAAAAAGCAGTTAGACATCAAAACCAAGATTATTGAAAGAACTGGATTTGATGAGGTTATGATGGTTGACGACAGCTTGCTTTCTGGTAGCAGTTCGGACTATAATACTATTAAGGACAACATCACCTATAAGAATCGATGAAGGTTGCCATCATCACGGATACTCATTACGGGGCACGTAAGGGTTCCAAGTATCTACACGATTATTTCGAACTCTTTTATGAGAATGTATTTTTCCCTGCCCTAGAAGAGCATGGAGTAGAAGCAGTCATACACATGGGTGATGCTTTTGATAGTCGGAAGTCGATTGACTATCAGAGTCTAGAATGGGCAAAGAGGGTTGTGTTTGACCCTCTCAAAAAGTATGATGTTCATATGATTATCGGAAATCATGACACATACTACAAGAACACGAATGAAGTAAACTCTCCAGAACTCTTACTTCAGACTTACTCTAATATTAAAGCATACAGTCAACCAACCGAAGTTAATGTTGGTGGACTTGATATTTTATTTTTACCATGGATTAATCAAGGAAATGAAGAACTATCTCTCAACACTATCAAAAAGACTTCTTGCAGGTGTGCGATGGGGCACCTGGAACTCCAAGGATTTAGAGTTAATCGACAAATCATCATGGAGCACGGTTTGGACAGCAAACTATTTGAGAAGTTCGATCATGTCTTCTCGGGACACTATCACACTCGATCGTCAGACGGAAGAATCTCATACCTAGGGAATCCTTATGAGATGTATTGGACAGATGTGAATGATACTCGTGGTTTCCACATTTTCGATACGGAAACCCTCACTCTGACTCCAATCAACAATCCTTATAAATTATTTTATAACATCTATTATGAGGATACCAACTACAAACTCTTCAATGCTACGGAGTATGAAAACAAAATCGTCAAGGTAATCGTCCGCAAAAAGACAAACCCTAAAGATTTTGAAAAGTTTATTGATAAACTTCATACAGTAGGAATTCAAGATCTCAAAATTGTTGAAAACTTTGATGTCCATGAAAGTGAAGAGTTTGATATTGATGAAGAAGAAAGTACAATTTCTATTCTAAATCGTTATATTGACGAATCAGAATTTGAGTTTGACAAAAATGTAATCAAAGGTATCTTCCAAGATTTGTATAGACAAGCTTGCGAAGTAGAGTAATGTTTCTCCTCACAGTCAAAGATAAGAAAGAAGACGGTGCCTATGCTGTTCAAGACCAGTATGGGAACAAAGTCTTATTTTTGTTTGAAGACGAGGATGATGCGGAGCGTTATGCTATGATGCTTGAAAATGAAGAAGAAGAGACCCTTATGGATGTTGTGGAGGTTGACGATGAGCTTGCCATAAAGACTTGTAAGCACTATAATTATAAGTATGCAGTGATCACCCCTGACGATATCGTTATTCCTCCTAAATTGAATGATAACTTTTCAAAAGATTAAATGGAAGAACTTTCTTTCCACTGGCAACACTTGGACTGAAATAAATTTCCAAAAATATAATACAAATTTGATCATCGGCACAAATGGAGCAGGTAAGTCCACAATGTTGGATGCTCTCACGTTCGTTCTTTTTAATAAACCTTTTCGTAAGATCAACAAACCCCAATTGGTGAACACTACCAATGAAAAGGAGTGTGTTGTTGAGATTGAGTTTTCTATTAATAATCGGGAATATTTGGTTCGTCGTGGAATCAAACCAAATGTGTTTGATATTGAGGTGAATGGAACACCTCTTCATAAGGAAGCAGATGATCGTGCGAATCAACGCATTCTGGAAGAGAGTATTCTGAAAGTAAACTATAAGTCCTTTACTCAGATTGTGATTCTGGGTAGTAGCACCTTTGTTCCTTTCATGCAACTAACGACTTCTAATCGTCGTGAAGTGATTGAAGATCTGTTGGATATTCGTATCTTCTCCGCGATGAATGCTCTCATCAAAGACAAGATTCGTGAGAAGAAGGATCAAATCAAATCTCTTGATCTTAGGAAAGAAACTCTCAAAGACAAGATGGAAATGCAGCAGAACTTCATCGATGAGTTGGAAAATCGTGGTCATGCCAACATCAATTCCAATAAGGAAAAGATTACCAAGTTGGATAATGAAGTTGGCGTCTACATGGAAGAGAATGCCAAGACTGAGGAAGAAATTCATAAGTTCACCAAAGAACAAGAAGAAGTTATTGATGCTGGTAAAAAGTTAGTAAAACTAAACAATCTTAGGGGTAAAATCTCTCAAAAGGTAAGTACAATTACCAAAGAACATAAGTTTTTTACTGAAAATACGGTTTGTCCCACCTGTACTCAGAGTATAGAAGAAGAGTTTCGGTTAAATAGAATTAGCGACGCTCAAAATAAGGCAAAGGAACTTAAAGATGGTTATGACGAACTTGAAAAAACAATTGAGTTCGAACAGGAGAGAGAGCGTCAATTCACTGCCCTATCTAAGGAGATTACAAAACTAACGCATGGCATTTCTCAAAACAATACTCGGATTAGCCTCAACCAGAGACAAATCAGAGATCTTGAGCATGAAATTCAAAAACTTACCGAGAACCTTGCAAACAGAAATTCTGAACATGAGAAGCTAGAAGAGTTTAGAGAAAATCTCCACAAGACAATAGAAGACCTCTCTACTAAAAAACAGGAAATCGTTCATTACGATTTTGCCTACTCCCTTCTCAGGGACGATGGTGTAAAAACGAAGATAATCAAAAAGTATCTTCCGTTCATAAATCAGCAGGTCAATCGTTATCTTCAACTGATGGATTTTTATATTAACTTCCATCTAAACGAAGAGTTCAACGAAACTGTAAAATCACCCATTCACGAAGACTTCTCTTACAGTTCGTTTAGTGAAGGTGAAAAAATGAGAATCGATCTAGCATTACTTTTTACTTGGAGGGAAGTCGCTAGACTCAAAAACTCAGTCAACACCAACCTGCTGATTATGGATGAGGTATTTGATTCTTCACTGGATGGGTTCGGAACCGATGAGTTCCTCAAAATTATCCGATATGTGATTAAGGATGCTAATATCTTTGTCATCTCTCACAAGACGGACCTACAAGACAAATTTGAAAGTGTCACAAGGTTCGAAAAAGTCAAAGGTTTTTCCCGTATGGTATCTTAACTAAGGAGGAAAAATGGTCACCCCAAACTGGCAGCATCACTCCAAGAAGGAGCAGAAACGGTCTCTCAAACCTCAGGCAATGAGAGCACGCAGAGAAGCGTTGAGACAGTTTAAGAAGCGTCACATGAACCGCCCTGATAAGGCGGTTTCGTCGTATTATGAGTCTATACGAACGAATGACTATGACCGTCCGCCACGAAATCAAGTCTCAACTCGCTAAGCTCCTTGCCACCGAAGACCTTGTGGTGGAGCACAAGAAGGTTGAGACTGCCTGCTTCAATGTCCATACTCGTGTGCTGACCCTGCCGATGTGGGAGAAGGCAAGCAGCACCGTCTATGACCTTCTGGTGGGTCATGAGGTTGGTCATGCTCTCTACACTCCCGATGAGAACTGGTTGGAAACTTGTAAGGTTCCTCCTCAGTTTGTGAATGTGGTGGAAGACGTTCGCATTGAGAAACTGATGAAGCGTCGTTATGCTGGTCTTTCCAAGACTTTCTATCGTGGATATGGAGAACTTGCCGAAGAAGACTTTTTCCAGATTGAAGGTGAAGATCTTGAGACTTATAACCTTGCAGATAAAGTCAATCTCTACTATAAACTTGGTAACTTTGCAAATGTACCTTTTGAGGATGATGAGCAAGAGATTGTCTCTATGATTGGAGAGACTGAGACTTTTGCTGATGTTTTGATTGCTGCTGAGAAACTCTACAAGTTCTGTAAGAAAAAGCAGGAAGAAGAAATGAAAACTCCTATGGATTCCTTGGAGTCTCAGCAAACTGGTGGTAATCAATCTGCCTCTGATTTTGCTGACCAACCTGAGGGTGAGAATGATGGTGAGACTGAAGAATCTTCTGGTGGTTCTCCGATGCAGGATGATGCTGACCTAGACACTCCTAGTTATCAGGGTGGTGACGTTAATGAGGAACCTGAAGTTAAGACCATGGAGTCTCTTGAGGAAGCACTCAAGCAACTTGTTGAAAACAATGGTATTGAGAATGTCTATCTTGAGTTGCCTAAACTTGACCTGAATAAAATTATTGTTCCCAACTCTGAAATCCACGATAAGTGTAAGGAATACTGGGGATCTTGGATCGAAGAGCAAGAATACTCTTACGAAGATGTCTTTGGTGAAGTTGATAAGAAGTTTGTAGAGTTTAAACGTTCTGCTCAGAAAGAAGTCAACTATCTGGTGAAAGAGTTTGAGTGCCGTAAGGCAGCAGACTCCTATGCTCGTGCTACTACTGCCCGAACTGGTGTTCTGGACTGTTCCAAACTTCACACCTACAAGTACAACGAAGACCTTTTCAAGAAGGTTACCACTCTTGCTGATGGTAAGAGTCACGGACTGGTGTTTATTCTTGACTGGTCTGGTTCTATGGGTGATGTGATGCTGGATACTGTCAAGCAACTCTTCAACCTTGTATGGTTCTGCAAAAAGGTTTCTATTCCTTTTGAGGTTTATGCCTTCACCAGCGACTATCCACTGGTTTCTTACAGTGAAGATGGTAAGGCAGCCATTCGTGAACTTGCTTATACTAAGAAAGATGGTCTGGTTCAGGTTGGTGAGTGGTTCTCTCTGATGAATATGCTCACCAGTAAGACCAATGGTAAAACTCTGGAAGAACAGATGAAGAATTTGTTCCGTCTTGCTAAGGCTTTCCGTTGGAACTCTTTTGTTCGCTATCAAATTCCTTATGGTATGAGTCTTTCTGGAACTCCTCTGAATGAGACTTTGATTGCTCTACATCAGATTCTTCCTAAGTTCCAGAAGGAGAATAAACTGCAGAAAGTTCAGTGTGTTGTTCTGACTGATGGTGAGGCAGCAATGTGTAAGTATCACCGTGAAGTTCATCGTCGTTTTGATGATGAACCTTATATCGGTACTTCTAACATCTACCCTAACTCCTATCTTCGTGACCGTAAGACTGGTATGACTTATTCACTCGATTGCGAGTGGTATGAGTTTACTGATGTTCTTCTCCGTAACCTCCGCGACAAGTTCAAAGATATCAACTTCATTGGTATTCGTGTTCTTGAGTCTCGTGATGCTGGATCCTTTATCCGCCGTTACTGTGGATACTTTGGTCCTGAGAACGAAAAGACTATGAGTACTTGGAAGAAAGAACGTGCTTTCAGCATTAAGTCTTCTGGTTATAATACTTACTTTGGTATTTCTGCCACTGCCCTTGCACAGGATACTGAATTTGAAGTGAAGGAAGATGCGACTAAAACACAAATCAAGTCTGCCTTTGTCAAGAGTCTCAAATCCAAAAAGATGAATAAAAAAATTCTTGGAGAGTTTGTGGAACTTGTTGCCTGATAAATATTTTTATAGAATAGGTATCAAAAATGACTAGATTCGGAAATTTGGTTGGAGGTAAGAAAGCAGCACCAGCGCCTGCTCCAGTTGTAGAACCAACACCAGCACCACTGGTAGAAGATGTTGTAGTTTCTCCCGAAGAGGAAGTTCTTACTGAAGCAAGTCCTCTGGAACAAATGTCTAAAAAACAACTTGAAAATTATGGTAGAGAGCATGGTATTGAGTTGGATAGAAGACATAGCAGAACTAAATTGGTTGAAGAATTGAAAGATCACCTGTCCAATTCTTAAACTGGCACATTGGGGGGTCTTCGGACCCCTTTTTTCTTGTATAATAACTTCAGTTGAAAAACACAAACGACATCATGACCATCTCCGCCGACTACATCCGCACTTCGCTCCAAGCAGTGTACGGCGAGTCTGTGACTGCCGCCGACATTCGTGCTTGGTGTGCTATGAATGGTTCTAACTACCAGACTGTTACCAAGAAAATCGATCAGTTCAAGACTGGTCGTGGTAAGTGGAATCTGACTATTCAAGAGGCACGAGAGCAACTGGAACAAACTGTAAAAGCACCTGCTGCACTTCCTGCTGTTGAGCAAAACCTTATTCCTGAGAAAGATGACACCTTCGTCAAGTTTGGTAACTTTGGCGATATTCGCAAAATTGTTGAGTCCCGTCTTTTCTATCCTACTTTCATCACTGGACTTTCTGGCAACGGCAAAACGTTCGGTGTGGAGCAAGCTTGTGCTCAACTGAAGCGTGAACTGATTCGTGTAAATATTACGATTGAGACTGATGAAGATGACCTTATCGGTGGTTTTAGGCTTGTTGATGGGAATACTGCATGGCACAATGGTCCCGTCATTGAAGCACTAGAACGGGGAGCAGTCCTTCTCCTTGATGAGATCGACCTGGCTTCTAATAAGATCCTCTGCCTTCAGTCCATTCTAGAAGGCAAGGGTGTCTTCCTCAAGAAGATTGGTAAGTGGATCAAACCTGCTGCTGGTTTCAACGTCATTGCCACTGCAAATACCAAAGGTAAAGGTTCTGATGATGGTCGCTTCATCGGCACTAACGTTCTGAATGAGGCGTTCCTTGAGCGTTTCCCTGTGACTTTTGAGCAGGAGTATCCGACTCCTAAGACTGAGCAAAAGATCCTTGAGGGTGTTGCTGCTGGTCTTGGTGTTAGTGATGCTGACTTCTGTAAGCGTCTGACTGACTGGGCAGACATCATCCGTAAGACCTTCTACGATGGTGGCATTGAAGAGATTATCAGCACCCGCCGCCTGGTCCACATTATCCGTGCCTATAGCATCTTTGGTGACAAGGCAAAAGCAATCCAAGTGTGTGTCAACCGTTTTGACGACGAAACCAAGCAAGCATTCCTTGAACTCTATGACAAGGTGGATGTTGACTTCCAACTTCCTACTGAAGAAGTTGCACCCGAAGCACCTTTCTGATATAATTGGGGCAGGTAAAAAAAGTGCCTTTTCTTATTATGGACGAATATCCCTATTCCATCAATGATGGTATGACCCCGTGGGGTCACAGTGACTACGAATTCTTGATTCAAAACAAAATGAGCGAAGAAATTATTAAACAATCACCTAGTACTCCCTGGAAGTACAATGAAGAAGAAATTGTGAAAGAACTTCTTGAGTACATCCGTGGAACTTACAGCCAGCACTATTCTGCTGGTGATCAGAAAATCCAGACTTTGGATCTGATCGAAGCATGTGGCGATGGGGAGGCATTCTGTCGCAGTAATATTCTCAAATATGCTTCCCGTTATGACAAGAAAGGAAGTGCCCGCCGTGATATTATGAAGATTCTTCACTATGCAGTCCTCCTCATGAATTTTAACGACAAAAACGCCGTCCGCGAAACCTACAACCAATGAAGATTCAAGAAAAGACCATGAAACTTTCTGACAACACTCTGACTATCCTCAAGAATTTCGCGGGCATCAACAACTCTATTCTTGTGAAGGAAGGCACCAAACTCCGCACCATTTCTGTTGCCAAGAATATTCTGGCAGAAGCAGACATCACTGAAGAGTTTCCCCGAGACTTTGCCATCTATGACCTCAACCAGTTTCTGAATGGTCTGAGTCTCCACAGTGACCCTGACCTTGATTTTAAAGAAGATTCTTATCTGAGTATCAAAGAAGGTAAGCGTCGTGTGAAGTATTTCTTCGCTGACCCCAATGTCATCATCGCTCCTCCTGAGAAGGAAATTAATCTGCCTTCTCAAGATGTTTGCTTCCAACTGGATAGTGCCTCTTTGGAGAAACTGGTGAAGGCAGCAGCAGTGTATCAACTGCCCGATTTATCTGCCGTTGGTGAAGCAGGTGTCATCAAACTGGTGGTCCGTGATAAGAAGAATGATACTTCTAACGAGTATGCCATCGTTGTTGGTGAGACTGACCAAGAGTTTACTTTCAACTTCAAGGTAGAAAACATCAAGATTATTCCTGGTGCCTATGATGTTGTGGTTTCCTCTAAACTGCTTTCTCAGTTTACCAACACCAAATACAACCTTACTTACTATATCGCACTGGAACCTGATTCCACCTTCGGTTGATGAGACACATTCTCTTTACCCTCAAGGGTTGTCCATTTGGACTTTTAGATGATGAGGCACACATTCGCAATGTTCTTGTGAATGCTGCCACTCTTTCAGAAAGCACTCTCCTTGGGGTCCAGTCCCACAAGTTTGATCCTCAAGGAGTCACTGCTGTTGCTCTGCTTGCTGAGTCCCACATCAGTATTCACACTTGGCCAGAGAATGGTATGGCAGTCTGTGATGTATTTACATGCGGAAACCACACTAATCCTAGGTCTGGTGCGACCTACATGTATGAGGCACTTGGTGCCACTGACCTTGTTTCTAATGAATTTGTGAGACCTTTAGAATGACTGACTGGAAAAAAGTTTATAGTGAATTGCCACCAGAAGAACTAGACAAGATTGCTATTCTTCGTGTGATGGAATGTACTAATGGTGTTATTCAACACTCTTTTAGGGACAATGAGGAATATGCATTGTCTGTTGAAGAAACCAGGAAAGCAATGAAGTTTTCCATGGGTTGTATGAAACGAATGGAAATTCCTCTGAAAGAAGAGACCATTACTTTCGCACCAGAAACTGAGGAACTTATGCGTCAAGCACGAGACCTTTATGTGAGTGGTGTCAAGATGGGTAATGATGAAGACTTTGAAGAGTTTATGAAGGTTTCTGCCGCTACTGCCCAAGCATGTGGTATTGATCGAATTATTGCTGGCGCAAGAATTCTCAAAGAAAATGTTGACGATATCCCCCCTGAGACGCTATCATGGGGTGTAGCATATCTCATGCAGTTTTTTCGATGAACATCTTTGTCACAGATCCATATCCTGCTGAAAGCGCCATCTGTCTCCCTGATAAACACATTGTCAAGATGCCGCTTGAGTGCTGCCAAATGCTTAGCATTGTTGCTTCTCCCTGGTATCACGATTATGGAATTCTTCCCAAGCAAGACGGCACTGCCTACAAGACAGAAAAAGGAGCATTCCGAAATCACCCATGTACGAAATGGGCGGCGGAGACGGTGGATAATGCCTACTGGCTCATCAAGTGGGGACTAAACTTGTGTCAAGAGTACAGTTTGCGCTATAATAAAACACATTCCTGTGAAGGGACACTTACTCATGCATA